TGAGGTCGATCGCTCGGCCGATGTGGCGGCGATGCAGGCCGGACTGGCGGCGCGCGGTGTAACTGCGGCAGACCTTGATGATGACAGCCCACTCTGACGGAGCGACCATGGAATCGATTCAAACCTTGATCCCCGGCTCAGGCCGCATGCACATGCTGGCCGGCACCTGCGAGCAGCATGGACCGGCTGACGTCCTTGTGCGCAACGGTGCTGCTTGGCACTGCCCGCGTTGCCTCGACGCTCTCCTCGCTGCCGAGGCACACGACAACTGGAAGGCGGAGCGCTCAGCCGCGCTGATGGCCGCTGCCACCATCCCGAAGAAGTACATCGAGCAGAAGTTCATCGCCGCGACGCCTGAGCAGAAAGGCGTGCGTCACACCACCCGCATGTTTCGGGACTTCATCCTGGGCGAGCCAGCGTGGGGCACGCTTATCCTGTCCGGAACCACCGGAACAGGCAAGACGCTGCTGGCCTGCGACCTGGCGCAATCGCTTATCAAGAACGCCGTGCGCTCGATCCGCTACATCACAGCGAACGGGATGATCAGCGAAGTTCAGGCTAGCTACAGCACGGAAGGCAAAAGCAAGGAAGGCGAGATCCTGCGCTTCGTCCAATATGACGTCCTGATCCTTGACGAGATCGACGCCAAGCCTGACCGCGAAGACTCGAACCTGATTCTGACCGAAGTGGTCAACCGCCGCTATAACGAGCAGAAGCCAGTCATCGCCATCAGCAACCAGCCGCTGGCCGATCTGGCGAAGTTTGTAGGCGACCGGGTTCACAGCCGCCTGCACGAGAACGCGTTCATTTGTGCCTTCACCTGGGCCGACGCACGCAAGGGTGCCGCGCAGCCGACGGCCAACGTGCACCACATCGCCGAGGGACGCCGGTCATGAGCCGCAACCTGCACGCGGAGGCAATCGTTCTCTTCCCGTACAACACTGGCGCCGGCTTCGACTACAAGGCATGGGCGAAGCGGATCCTGTGGCGCGAGGAGAGCGGCGACAAGGACCTGACGGCGATCCAACTTAAGTTCGCCCGCGAAGCGATGAGCCGCGGCCCCGAGGATAAGAAATGAATCGCCCGCCCGTTCCCTGCGTCCTGTGCAGCCGCTTCCACCGCCATGACAACGCACCGCCGGCCCACGGCTACTGCGAAGGCTTCGAGAAGTTCAGGCGCCACGACGACACAAACGAGGCATGCGTGCTGTTCAACCACGCGAAGGATGAAGCAAGGCGCAAAGCATGGGCAGAGCAACAGGAGAAATCATGACGCGGCAAGAACTACACGAACGCATCGCCGGCCTGCACTTCACGATGCTGATGATGCGGCTCGGCGTCCGGATGAAGTAACCACCACCCCGCCCGTCCTCCGGGCGGCAACAACAACGATAGGGAGAGCCTGAACGATGAAACGGATTAAGGAACTGATGGATAAGACGTCATGGGGCTGGATCGTGGCCTTGGGCATGGTGCCAGCACTGGTTTCTGCCTGTGCCCCTACTACGTCCGAAGTAAGCAAAGGCGACCTTCCACAAGATGCCATGGTGTTTGCTGATCGTGCCACAGGTTGCCAATACTTGACGACGCAAGAAAGGATAACGCTGACTCCACGCATCGCCAACGACGGCAAGACGCACATGGGCTGCAAAGGGGCACAGCAATGACGCTGTCTCGCTCCACCGCTTTGCGCCGGACGCCGTTCAAGCGCAAGCCGCTCGGCCAGCGCGCCAAGATCCTAAAGTCCAGCCGCCCGAAGATGACGCCAATTCGCCGCGCCGCGCGCGGGCAGGAATGCACGCTGCAAATCCTGGGCGTCTGCAACGGTGACCCCTCAACCGTCGTGCTGTGCCACTCCAACAGTCTCGCCGACGGCAAGGGTATGGGACTGAAGGCGCCCGACACTGCGGCGTGCTTCGGCTGCGCTGCCTGCCATGACGTGCTCGATGGCCGGCGCCCGCGTCCCGAAGGGATGACGATGTCTGAAGTCGATTCCTACTTCCGTCACGCCATTGAGAAAACCCATGCCATCCTTCGCGCGAAAGGATTGATGCCATGTTTGTAAAGAAGTCGCGCTACGACAGTATGGAGCGTCGCGCGGAATATGCCGAAGCTCGGTTACGCCAGACGATCAGGGAACACAACGCGCTGGTGGAAAAGTGGAATGCCCTCGTGCGCAGGGTCAATGAGCTTGGCGGGGAATCGTTCTTGCGCGGCAAGCATCAGGAGTCCGCAACTCTAGCTGCCGAAGACTTGCAGCGCCTGATCCAACTTTGCCACCCTGATAAGCATAATGGCAAGCTGATGGCGACCGAAATGACGGCCAAGCTGCTGAAGATGCGGGAGATACTGGCATGAAATATGGCGCCCGCATCGACGCCAACCAGCCAGAAATCGTCGCCGCACTGCGTAAGGCCGGCTGCACAGTCCAGCACTTGCACGCTGTCGGCGACGGCTGCCCCGATCTTCTCTGCGCGATCGACGGAGTCACCTTCCTGATCGAGGTAAAGGACGGCGCCAAGATCCCGAGCAAGCAGGCTTTGACGCCAGCGCAGGTCGATTGGCACGCCGCTTGGAAGTCAGAAGTCCACATCGTCAACTCGGTCGCCGGCGCTCTTGCTGTCGCCGCGTTTTACAAGAACCGCGCACTGAAGGAGGAAGCATGAGCACAAAGAAGCCACGCAACAAGAAGTATCGCCCGAAGCCCGTCGCACAACACGGCGGCCTTGTCGCCATCGCCATGTGTCACGCTCGCGGCGAAAACGCATCGACGCTGAAATCCGACCAGGTGACGGATCTCGGCGTGGCGTATTGGCTGTCCTTCGAGAACCTGCGCGCTGGCGATGCCAATGAGGAATCGTGGTCCTGCGTGTCCTGCGCCCTGAACGTGGCCTTGATCCTGGCAGAGAAAGACATCGGCGCCGAATACGAGGCCGACATCGTGAAAGCCCTCGATGGCTTATTCCGGGCCCAAGTCCGCAGCAATCGTGCCGGCAACTGGCGCCTGGATGGTGACGCCCTCCGTGACGTTGAGCGCGCCTTGCAGGTACACGACCAGCAAATGCAGATCGCCAAGCGCTGGGAAGTTACCGAGGCCATGAACACGATCTACAAGCGCCTGGCGGCCGGCAACGTGTACAAGGAGGCTGCATAATGGCCGACCCTCGCACCGCATACCAGCGCGGCCGCATCCTGACTGCGATCGCACAGGAAGCGTTGACCGCGCAGCAGCTGGCCGACCGCCTTCACCTAACACGGGACGGCATCAACATCCATCTCAGGGCGATGAAAGAAGCTTCGCCGCGGCTCGTGTACGTCTCGGGACACGTCTACAACCCCGATGGCGGTCGGCCAGCACCGAAGTACAGCCCGGGCGACAAGCGGGACGCGAAGTACATCCCGACCCGTCAAATCCTGCAAGGACGCAAAGACCTCGTGGAGCGCACGCTTAAGCGCGTGGTCGATCTGCTGCAGCGCAAGCCAATGTCCGCAAAAGAACTCGGCGACGCACTACGCCTGGCGCCAGCCCGCGCCCGCTGGTACATCAACGAGCTGAGGACGTCTACGCCAAAGCGCGTGCACGTCAAGCGCTTTGAGCCACAATTCGGTGGATACCCTGCGCCGATCTACGCCGCTGGAGACAAGCCTGACGCAGTCTATACGCCGAAAACGGCCAAGCAGGCGTATCGGGAAGCCATGAATGACCCCGACCGCCGCCGGCGCGTCATTACCCGCAACAAGGTGCGCTACCTCATCGAGAGTAAGCGGAGGAAGCCCAACACCATCTTTGGCGCGCTTGGACTATGACCGACGATGCCCGCGAGCGCCGTGCCCTGGCAACCTGCTGGGGCATCTTCGACATCGACGGGAACTGGCATCACAACCCGTTCCTGAAGATGTCCGCCGACGAGCAACGCCGCCAGAACGTCGAAGCCGGCTTCATGACCGCCGAGGGCAAGCGCATCAAACTTTCGACTACGGTTGACTGGTGGCAAAATTGAGACGTAGACACAGAGAGCTAGCATGGGACGCCAATCCAAGTTGACAGATGCGCAATGGGAGAAGATCGGTAAGCGACTGCTTGCCGGTGAGTCTCCGTCTGCCCTTGCTCGAGAGTATGGAGTTAGCAAATCTACGATCTCGGGTCGCTTTTCCGAACGCGTTCAGAATATAAAAGATGCCGCAAATCAAATAGTTGCAGCAGAGAGCGCGCTATCGAAACTGAACATTTCCGAACAAATAGCCGCACGGTCGCTTGCCGATGACCTCAAGGCGATCAGTGAGCACTTGGCCGGCGCCGCGCGTTTTGGTGCTGCTACTGCACATCGGCTTTCGGGCATTGCGCATAACAAGGCGTCCGAGATCGACGACAGCGCGCCCATGAGCGAAGAGAGCCGCACAGCGCTCGGCAACATCGCCGTGCTTACAAAAATGGCAAACGATGCCAGCGAGATCGGCCTGAACCTGCTCAAGGCGAACAAGGAGACGATCGACGACCTGAACAAGCGGGTTGTCGAGGAAACCAGCCTGACGAACCCTGCACGCGGCACCGTGTTTAAGATCGTCCGTCCAGCATGAACGCACGCGCTGAAAGCCTGGAAATCGAGCTGTTCGAAGCATTCGAAGCCCTCCTCTACCCGAAACGGATCAAGTGCTACTTTGGCGGCCGCGGTGCTGCGAAGTCAGAAGAGATCGCCGAGATGCTGGTCTGGTACGCTTGGCAGCATGGCGAAAAGATCCTGTGCGGCCGCGAGTTCCAGAACTCTATCGAGGAGTCAAGCCAGGCCCTGATTGAAGGGAAGATCAAGAAATTCGGGCTCGAGGACTTCTTCGACATCCAGCGGGACGGAATCTACGGCCGCAATGGGTCGTCGTTCAAGTTCGTCGGCCTGGCTCGCAATATCACTTCGCTCAAGTCCAAGTTCGGCTTCAACAAGGTATGGATCGAGGAAGCGGAGAACGTTTCTGAGGACAGCTGGAAGGTGCTCGTTCCAACTGTGCGCGAGGCGAACTCTGAAATCTGGATCAGCTTCAACCCGAACGAGGCCGACGCGCCGACGTATTCGCGCTTCGTGGCGCCGTATATTGAGCACATCAACCGAGAGGCGGCAGCCGACCGCACGCCGTACTTCGAAGACGATTACATCTACGTGCGCAAGGTGTCCTATCGTGACAACCCACGCTTCCCGGACGTCCTGCGTATCGAGATGGAGCGCGACAAGGCCGCCAACTTCAAGAAGTACCTGCACGTGTGGGAAGGCGAATGTAACGCCGACTACGAAGACTCTGTGATCGAGGCAGAATGGGTCGACGCAGCCATTGACGCGCACAAGCGCCTGAACTATACGCCCCGCGGCGATCGCGTGATCGGATTCGACCCGGCCGACAGCGGCGCCGATGCGAAGGGCATCACGAAGCGCTACGGCATGTTCGTCGAGGACGTGAAGCGCTGGAACGACGGCGACATCGACGACGCCATCACACGCACCTTTGACGACGCATTCGACTACCGCGCCGACATCATTGTGTATGACAGCATCGGCGTCGGCGCAGGCGTCAAGGTCGGGCTCAAGGAGCGCATCGCTGGTCGTAACATCGATGTGCAGGGTTTCGGCGCTGGCGACGCACCGTGGCCCGGCGTCTATCAGGAAGACCGGAAGAACGAAGACGTCTTCCGTAACCTGCGCGCCATGGGCTGGTGGCTTCTGGCGGATCGGTTCAAGCGGACGTATGAGGCAGTCGTCAAGGGCGAGTACCACGACCCGGCGACGATGATCAGCCTGTCGAGCGAAATCAAGGACTTGCAACAACTGAAGACAGAACTCGTCCGCCAGCAGCGCAAGCGCACCTCTGGATCAAAGATGATTCAGCTCGTAAGTAAGGACGAGATGCGCGCGAAGAAGATTCCATCGCCGAACATGGCCGACTCGCTGATGATGTCGTTCATGGTCCGCGACAAGCCGAAGAAGATCCAAGCCGCGATGCCCATCCCGGTAGCCTCGCCGTTCAGGCGCCGATAATCAATCCTTTCCATTCTATTTCCCCTCCGAAACCCATAGCTGTAGACTATCGGAAATACATTCCGTGAGGCACCAGCTATGAGCCGACCCAGCAACGCCGAGCGCTTGGGCGCGAAGCATGACTTCTTCCTCCGTGACTTCGACGCGATCCAGGCAGCGACACGGGATACGCGCATCCAATGCTTGAGCGATCGCCGGTTCTACTCGATCCCCGGCGCGCAGTGGGAAGGACCGGTCGGCGAGCAATTCGCCAACAAGCCGCGCTTCGAGTTCAACAAGACGCACCTCGCGGTGTTGCGAATTATCAACGAATACCGCAACAACCGGATCACGGTCGACTTCGTGCCGAAGGACGGCTCGCAGGCTGACGAGCTGGCCGACACATGCGACGGCCTGTTCCGGGCCGATGAGCAGGACAGCGGCGCGCAGGAGGCATATGACAACGCGTTCGAGGAAGGAACGTCCGGCGGCATGGGCGCCATCCGCCTACGCGCACGGTACGAGGATGAGCTCGACGACGACGACACTCGCCAGCGCGTCGCAATCGAGCCGATCTTCGAAGCCGATACATGCGTGTTCTTCAGCCTGGACGGAAAGCGATACGACAAAGCCGACGCCAAGCGCTGCTACGTGCTGTCGTCGATGACGCGCGATGACTACGCCAGCGAATATGGCGAAGATCCGGCCAGCATGCCGAAGTTCATCACGCGTAGTATGTTCGACTGGACGACACCGGATGTCGTCTGGATCGCCGAGGTCTATGAGGTCGAGGAAAAGTCCGAACTCGTGCACTTCTTCCGCGGCCTGGCCCTGAACGATGACGAGCCGGACGAGATGGAAGTCTCGGACAAGGAACTGCAGGAGGAGCCCGGCAAACAGGCCGAGCTCGAGGCCCGCGGCTTCCAGAAGGTCCGCGAGAAGCGCCGTAAGGTCCGCAAGGTCCACAAGTACATCATGAACGGCGCGCGCATCCTGAGCGACGAGGGCTACATCGCCGGCACGTGCATCCCGATCGTGCCTTTCTACGGCAAGCGATGGTTCGTCGACGGTATCGAGCGCTGCCAGGGCCATGTGCGCCTCGCTCGCGACGCACAGGTGCTGGACAACATGATCAAGTCGTGGCTCGCCGAGATGGCCGGCCGCTTCGACATCGAAAAGCCTATCCTGACGCCCGAGCAGATCGCCGGCCATGCCGACATGTGGGCTCAGGACGCAATCGAGAAGTTCCCCTACCTGCTCGTTAATCCGATCCTCGACACCGCGACCGGTCAACAGATCATCGCTCCGGTGGCCTACACCAAGGCGCCGAACATGCCGCCCGCAATGGCTGCCCTAGCTCAGCTTGCGGCGCAGTCGCTCGAGGACATGCTCGGCAACCAGCAGGCTGGCGAGCAGCTGGAGCCGAACCAATCCGGCAAGGCTGTCGAGTTGATCCAACAGCGCCTTGATATGCAGGTCTTCATCTACATCGACAACTTCAAGAAGATGATCAAGCAGGTTGGTCACGTGTGGCAGTCGATGGCCTCTGAGCTGCTGCACGAGCCTGGCCGGCGCATGAAGACGATCGACCACGCCGACCAGACCGGCACCGTCGAGCTGATGAAGCCGATGATCGACAAGGAATCGGGCGAGCGCTATCTCGCAAACGACCTTAGCAGGGCCAAGTTCGATGTCATCCCGGACGTCGGGCCATCGTCGGTGAGCCGCAAGGCAGCACTCGTGCGAGAGCTGACCGGTATCTTGCAGATGACGCAGGACCCCGACACCATGACCGTGCTGACGTCGATGATCCTGATGAACCTCGAGGGCGAAGGAATGAGCGACATTCGCTCGTACTACCGGGGCAAACTCGTGCGCATGGGTGTCATCCAGCCGACCGACGACGAGAAGCAGCAACTGATGGCCGAGCAGCAGCAGGCCGCGAATCAGCCTCCGGACGCGCAAAGCCAGTTCCTGCTGGAGTCGGCGAAGAAGGCGGCAGCCGATGCGCAGAAGTCGCAGGCGCAGACTGAGCTCACGGTCGCACAGACCGAGAAGACGCGTGCCGACGCGATGGTAGCCATTGCCGGCATTGGGCAGGCGCAGCAGGCGCACACGCTCGATGTCGTGCAGCACCTCGATGGTCAGCAGATGGCCCAGGCACAGCTTGCGCACGAGGTTCAGCAGGCCGCGCAGGCTGCGGCGCAACAGGCAGCAGCCCAGCCGCCACAAGGGGGTGAGCAATGACCGTTATCGCATGGGATGGGCGCACCCTGGCCGCTGATAAACAATCCACCGCCGGCAGCATGCGGCGCACAGCTACAAAGATTCATCGTGTTACCGATGGACTGGTTGCGTTAAGCGGGGATGCATCGCATGCGCATGCCGTGTTGGCATGGTTCCAAGGCGTGCGCGACCCCAGGGAATTCCCGCTTGGCGCGCATCCAGACACGGTCGGCCACGTGATCTATTTCACGCAGGACGGTGTTTTTCTGTACGACGGCATGGGCACGGGCCACCGCGAGAAAATCGAAGACTCGTTTATCGCGTTCGGGTCTGGTCGTGACTACGCAATGGCCGCAATGCACTTAGGTTGTGACGCGCGACGCGCCGTCGAGGTTGCTTGCGAATTTGATGTCTATTGCGGCATGGGCGTCGACGTTCTGGAGCTTGAGCAGTGACCCGCCGGCCCGTCAAACGGCCGCGCGAGCGTCGCGATAAACCCGAGAAACGACGCGCTATCTGAATCCTTTACGACTTCATTGCACCTAGGATAGTTTCTGCCTATCATTTTGCTCATCGGCATCCACTGGGCCTATCGGTGAGCAAAGAGGGGAAATCGAATGTACAAAAGCTGGATGTGGAAGCAGCGTTCGTTCCGTGAGCAGTTCCAAGGTGACGAAGGCAACGGCTCTGCTGGTGGCAGCGCTGTCGATGCCCAGCAAGTGGACGAATCGCAAGAGCAGGAAGGCGAGCAATCCGAGGGTGAGACGCCCGAAGGTGAGCAGTCGAATGGCGAAGGCGACGACCAGTCCGCAGACGATGGCGTGATCGTGACGATTGGCGACGAGACGCCGCCGGCCGCGAACGATGACGAGATCGAAGGCAAGCCCGCGCCGCAGTGGGTGAAGGAACTGCGCAAGTCAGACCGCGAGAAGGCGAAGCGCATTCGCGAGCTGGAGCAGCAGGTTGCCGCCGGCAAGCAGGCCGCGCAGCCGCAGCGCATCGAGGTGGGCGAGAAGCCGACCTTAGAAAGCTGCGACTACGATGCCGAAGCGTACGGCGAAAAGCTGGTTGCCTGGAACGAGCGTAAGAAGCAAGTCGAGGCGCAGGCTGCCAAGGAGCGCGAGGAACAGGAAGCCGCCTCCGCCGCATGGCAGAAGAAGCTCGACGCATACCGTACGGCAGGCGCTGCGCTGAAGGTGCAGGACTTCGACGGCGCCGAGCATGTGGTACGCGAGACGATGAGCCAGACGCAACAGGCCGTCATCGTCAGCGGCGCCGACAAGCCGGAGCTCGTGGTCTATGCGCTGGGCAGCAACCCGGCCAAGGCCAAGGAACTGGCGTCGATCAAGGATCCCGTGAAGTTCGCCTTCGCGGTCGCGAAACTGGAGGCGCAATTGAAGGTTCAACCTCGCAAGGCCCCGCCGGCACCTGAACGTCAGGTGCGCGGCACGGCAGGCGGTAGCACCGGTATCGACAACCGTCTCGCCGCCCTGGAAGCAGAAGCAGACCGTACCGGCGACCGTTCCAAGGTCGTCGCGTACAAGCGCGAACAGCGCGAGAAATCCGCGGCGTAAGCCGTCGTCAGGCGCTCACGATAGCGGCGCCAAGGATTCGCCCACCTCAAGGGCAGTAGCAGCACAAGGGCCACCGTCCGGCCGGAAACGGATGAGCGAAGTAGCAAGCGGCACTGGCCGCAATTCTCTCAACCGTTTTAGGAGCCGTCATGGCAAATTCGTTCTCGAAAGAGGAAAAGGTAGCGTTCGACCTGTCCCTGGAAGGTTTCCAGGACGCCGGCATCATCTCCAAACTGTTCAAGAAGCAGACCTTCGACGGCACCGAAGCCGAGCGCGCTGGCAACACCTTCTGGCGCCCGATGCCGTATGTCGCTCAGTCGTTCACTGGCGTCGACCAGTCGGCCAACTTCAATCGCAACTACACGCAGCTGTCCGTCCCCGCATCGCTGGGCTACAGCCACTCGGTCCCGCTGACCATGTCGGCCACGGAACTGCGCGACGCCCTGCAGGAGCAGCGCCTGGGCAAGGCCGCAATGCAGCGCCTGGCATCGGACATCAACGTCGACTGCTCGAACCTCGCCGCCCTGACCGGCACCGTCGTGATCAAGCGCACGACCGCCGCCTCGGGTTACGACGACGTCGCCGCCATCGACGACGCGTTCAACCGCGTGGGCGTGCAGATGGACGGCCGCAAGCTGACCCTGCCGAGCAACCACTACAACAGCATGGCGTCGAACCTCGCCGGCCGTCAGACGCTGTCGGGCAAGACCCTGACCGCCTACGAGAAGGCCGCAGTCGGCCAGATCGCAAACTTCGACACGTTCAAGCTGGACTACGGCTACCGCCTGACTGCCGCTGCTGGCGTGACCGTGACCGTCAACGGCGCGAACCAGCGCTACGTCCCGAAGGCTACGAGCACTGCGGCGACCGGTGAGATCAGCAACGTCGATAACCGTTTCCAGAACCTGATCGTCGCGGTCACGAGCGGCACCATCAAAGTCGGCGACTGCTTCACCATCGCCGGCGTGAACGAAGTGCACCACATCACCAAGGCCGACACGGGCAACCTGAAGACCTTCCGCGTGACCGCCATCGTGTCGGGCGCAGGCGGCTCGGGCACGATCCAGATTTCGCCGCCGATCATCGCCGCCGACTCGTCGCCGACCGACCCGGAACTGCAGTACAAGAACGTGACGGCCACGCCGGCCAACGGCGCCGCCATCACCTGGCTGAACACCGTATCGAGCGTCGTCGCGCCGTTCTGGCAGGACGAAGCCTTCGAGATCATCCCGGGCAAGTACCAGCCGGCTCCAGACTCCGGCATGGCCGTCATGTCGGCGACCACCGACAACGGCATCACCGTGACCATGGCGCGCCAGGGTGCGATCGGTGACCTGTCGACCAAGTACCGCTGGGACGTGTTCTATGGTCTGGTTAACCTGCAGCCGCAGATGACCGGTATCGAGCTGTTCAGCCAGACCTAATCCGTCGTTCTCTCCTCCGTCCGGTTCTTCCGGGCTTTACGGCCCGCCTTGTGCGGGTCGTTTTTTTGAAAGAGCGCATGAACTTCGCAGATCTCGTCCAAGACACGACCACATCGACTGGTACTGGCGCAATTACCTTGTCGGGCTCTCCAGGCACTGGCTTTCAGGCGCTCAGCGCCGTTGGCGGTGTAGGTGCCACTTTCCCCTATTCGATGAGTGGCGGCTCTCAGTGGGAAATCGGTATCGGCACGATTACTGGCACGAACACTTTCACGCGCGCGCCTTCTTCGTCCTCCAACGGTGGATCGCTGGTCAACTTCAGCGCGGGCACCAAGACCGTGATCGTCACGCTGACAGCCTCTCTTCTGTCGCGCATGCCGATCGACCGCGACGTCGCATTCTCGCAGACAGTCCCGCTCGATCAGGTCGGTATTACCTGGATGGCGCCGACGACTGCAACGAGCGCATTGGCGTTCACGCCGGCCGCGGGCGCGGTCAAGGGAGCATTCGCACAGTGCCGCGTGACGGGCGACGGCACGAACGACGTGACCGCTCCCGGCTTCAAATTAGTAAGCGGCTCTGGCTCGTACGACAAGACTGCCGGCACCGTGAACATCTTCGAATTCGAGTACGACGGCTACGACTACATGTTCGCAGTGGGTCAGCGTGGAAATGCGGCCGCTGCGGATAGCACCCCGCCGACGTTGACGAGCCCGACCGCATCGTCGACCGGTACGACGACCGGTAGCGGCTCCGTTACGACGAACGAGGGCAACGGTACGCTGTACTACCTCGCGAGCACGAACGCCACCGAAACAGCTACTACTGTCAAGACTGGCGCAACCCTGGCGATCACCAGCACTGGCAGCAAGCCTGTCACTGTGTCCGGGCTGACCGCAGCAACGACCTACTACCTGCACTTCCTGCACCGTGATGCTGCTGGGAATGACTCGTCTGTCGCCAACAGCGCGAGCTTCACCACGTCGGCCTCTGGCGATACCACGCCGCCGACCCTGTCGTCGCCAGTTGGAACTCAGACTGGCCCGAACACCGCAACGGCAACGGTCGGCACCGACGAGGCAAACGGCACGCTGTACTACATGGTCAGCACCAACACGACCGAGACTGCGACTACCGTCAAGGCCGGCTCAAGCCAGGCTGTGACCGCGACCGGCACGCAGAATGTCAGCTTCTCGGGCCTGACCGCGAGCACGACGTATTACTCGCACTTCCTGCATCGTGATGCAGCCGGCAATGATTCGACGGTGGCGAATGGCCCGGGCTTTACCACGGCATCTGCAACCGCTCCGAGTGCTCCTCCGATCGGCACCGCAACTGCGGGCGACAGCTCGGCCTCGGTGGCATTCTCAGTGCCTTCCAGCACCGGCGGCGCTCCAATCCTGGACTATACCGCGACCGCATCACCTGGCGGCGCGACGGCAACTGGCTCATCCAGCCCGATCACCGTCACTGGCCTGACGAATGGCACCGCGTACACATTCACGGTGCACGCACGAAACACTGCGGGGAATTCGGCCGAGTCCGCGGCATCGAACAGCGTAACGCCGGCGGCATCTTCGACATACTGGCCGAAGCTGCTGCAAACGACGAACGTTACGGAGTCCGGCACCGGCCCGTACACCTACACGGGTAACGGCACGGCCCTGAGCACGGCCACGAATGGCGGCGTGGTATCCAAGTCGCTGGCGGCAAACGCGGACGGCTACATCGAGTTCAAGGCTACGGCATCTGGCGACGTGATCGTCGGCTTCCGTGCGCTGAGTGCACAGAGTGGATACAACGGCGACGTCTATGCGCTGTTCATAACCTCCGGCGGGGCATACTACAGCCTGAAGGCTGGCGTTAATGCTTCGCTCGGTGTTAGCTACACCTCGGGCGATGTCTGCCGCATCACTCGTGTGGGCAACGTGTTCAAGCTTCAAAAGGCTGCAGCGGCCACGCCGACGAGCTTTACTGACCTTGCGACGTATGACTACGGCTCGGCGCCGCAAATGTACATCCAGGTCGGTGCCTACGAGAACTCGGCAGTGCAGCTCACCGGCTCGAGTAATCTGTCATGATGCGCCGCCCACTCCTTGGTCGAGGCTCCGGCGTGGCGCTTGCCGCGGGCCTGACGTTCGACAGCACGTTGAACATCGTCATGGACGGCAACTCGATCGTGGCTGGCATCAACGCAGGCCAGGATCCCACGCGGCTCTTGGCCCAAACGGCGCCCATTTCGACCGTCTCACTCACCATCGCGCAGGCAACCTCAGCGACTGCCCTAGCCAACGACCCATATCTGAGCCGCACATGCAAATGGCGCAGCAACAAGGGCGTAGTGCTCTACGAGTGCGGCGTCAGCGGTCAGACGTGGCGGAAGATGAACGGCCTCGACAGCGGGCTCACCACTGACGTTGACGGCGGTTTCGTTGCCGGTGCGGTCAATATTCTGATCGCTTGGGAAGGCACAAACTCGATGTACTACGGGGCCAGCGCCACTCAGGCGGCATCGGACGCAAAGGATTACATCGCAGCGCGCAAACTAGCGAATCCGTGGAGCAAGACCATCATCGGCACTTGTTTGCCGCGCATGGACTCGACCTCCGATCAGAGCGTGGTAGACGCCATGAACGCCAAGATCGACACGTACAACGCATACGTTCTGGCGAACTACAAGGCCATGGGGTTCGACGCCGTATTCGACGTGCGCCAAGCCGGCAGCCCGTTCAACCTGTCGGACTACCTGATCGCGACGTTCCAGGCTTCGGCAGCGGCTGCCAACAGCATCTGGTCGAGTGAGACAACGCACGTCCATCCGAGCAACTACGGCAACGACTACATCGTGCGGCAATGCATGATGCCAGCGCTGTTGTCCCTATAAGGAGACCGCATGCTTGGATTTTCACCCATCGCAGCAGCGCCGATCGCAGCGGGAAGCATGGCTCAACCTGATAATTCTCAGCCAATTGTAATTGCCGTCATCATCACGCCGTCAGCAGCGACACTTGCCGGGAGCGCAACGCAACAATTCTCCGCGTCGGTGGTAGGCCTCAACAATCCTTCGCAGGGGGTCACATGGTCAAGTGCAGCTGGATCCATTAATGCGAGCGGCGTTCTAACGGCGCCGGCCACGACGCCAAACCACCAATACGTCAAGGTAACTGCGACTAGTACGCAGGACAGCACCAAGTCGGTCAGTGTGATCGTGACCGTCATCGGCAGCAATCCGTCCACTGGAAAGGGGATCTTCCAGACGCGGCGCCACGGTGCACGGCGAGTGCAGCGCATTTCTTAATCATCGAAGGAACACATGAAACCACGCACCATGCTCTATAAGGCGCCGGGACCGCACCAGATCCACGGCGGCCACTTCGATCACATCATCGTCGACGACGAGCAGATCGAGGCAACACTCGCCGCCGGCTGGTATCTGACGACGCCGGAAGCCAAGGCAGCACATAAGGCAGCGATGCAGCAAACAGCCGACAACGCACCGCCGACGCGCGACGAACTAAAACGTAAGGCCGACGAACTGAAGTTGCAGTATCCCTCCAACATCCCGACCGAGAAACTAGCCGGGATGATCGAAGCCGCGCTCAAGGACTAATGCCATGTGGACCAAGCAGCAGCTTATCGAAGCGGCGTTCAGCGAACTGGCCCTCGCCCACATCGTATTCGACCTGGACGCGGACATGCTCGAGAGCGCACTCCTGACGCTCGATTCGATGATGGCCGAATGGTCCGGTGTTGGGATCTCGATCGGGTATGCGCTGCCGGCCACGCCAGACGTCTCGAACATCGGCGACGACTCCGGCATTCCGGACAGCGCGAATCGCCCGGTTTACATGAATCTCGCCGTGCAACTTGCGGCCGGCCGCGGCAAGACCTTGACGCCGCAGACGATCGCCAGTGCCACGCGCGGATACAACACCTTGCTCGGCGCCGCCGTTTCCCCAACCAGCGGCCAGTGCTCCGGCCTGCCGCGTATTGGCGCCGGCAATAAGCCGTGGCGCTGCTTCTGACTAAAGGACTCATCATGACCATCAAACAACCCGTACAGCCCTGCTACGGCTCCGGCCAAATCGTGAGCCCTGCTGCTACGTCGGCAACGGCTACACTGACTCCAGGCAGCAAACAGCTGATCCTGACGAACATCGGGGCAAACACCTGCAATGTGCGTGTCGGCCAATCGGTCGCAGCGGCAACGACCGCAGATTATCCGGTTCCAGCTGGCGCCCAGGTCGTCATCTCGAAGGGGCAAGACGACAACCAGATGTCCCACATCTCGGCGACAGGAACAACGCTGCATGTGATGAACGGCGAGGGCTTCTAAGCCATGCAGGTGCCGATCCTCAATGGCGTGTACACGGATGAGGGTCCGGACTACCGGACCTCGTATCCGCGCAACATGATCCCTGTGCCGCGTGCCCAGGGTATCAGCGCGGGCTACCTGCGTCCGGCCGATGGCATCCTGCAGATTGGCACGGGCCCTGGCGTCGACCGCGGCGCGATCAACTGGGACGGTATCTGCTATCGCGTCATGGGAACAAAGCTCGTGCGCGTCGATTCGACGGGCACCGTAACGGTGCTTGGCGACGTGTCCGGGTCGGGTCAGGTCAGCATGGATTACTCGTTCGATCGGCTGGCAATCGCATCCGGCGGCGGCCTCTACTATTGGGACGGAGCGACACTGATACAGGTCACTGACGCTGACCTCGGCACGGTGCTGGATGTGCTGTGGGTCGATGGGTACTTCATGACTACAGACGGCACATCGCTGGTCGTGACGGATCTGAACGACCCAACATCGGTGAACCCTCTGCACTACGGTAGCAGCGAAGCCGACCCTGACCCGATCAAGGGCATGTTCAAAGCGCGTGCCGGCGAAATCTATGCGATCAACCGGTACACAATCGAGCTGATGGAGAACGTCGGCGGCGACGGCTTTCCGTTCCGGCGCAACGAAGGCGCGCAGATCAACCGCGGTGCGATCGGGACGCATTGCATCACCGAATACGGCGCGCAGATCGCATTCCTTGGCGGCGCACGCGGCGAACCTCCGGCAGTGTGGGCCGGCCTGAATGCTGAGACACAGAAGCTCTCCACGGGCGAAATCGACACGCTGCTCCTCGAGTACACAGAGACGCAATTGGCCGCGTCGGTTCTTGAAAGCCGCGTCACGAAGAATCACCAACTGCTCTACTTGCATCTGCCGAATCGCACGCTGGTCTATGACGGCGCTGCATCTGCGGTGCTGGGTGAGCCCGTTTGGTTCACGGTTGACTCCGGCCTCATGACACCATCCGAATACCGCGCGCGCAACTTCGTGTGGTGCTACGACCGCTGGCTTTGCGGCGATCCGACGTCGAACACGCTGGGGCAGCTGGATGAGACGATCTCGACGCATTACGGCCAGGTGATCGGCTGGGAGTTTGGCACGACGATCATCTATAACGGCGGCCTCGGAGCGATCTTCCATCAACTGGAATTGGTTGGTTTGCCCGGCCGCGTTCCACTCGGTGCCGACCCCGTCATCTGGACGTCGCATTCCAATGATGGCGTAACGTGGAGCCAGGAACGAGCGATCAAGGCAGGCCGCCAGGGTCAGCGTACGAAACGGCTCGCGTGGATCGGCCAGGGAAGCATGCAGAACTGGCGAATCCAGAAGTTCCGCGGCACGAGCGACGCACACATTGCGATCGCGCGCCTGGAGGCGCAGCTGGAGCCGCTAAATGCCTAAATTCGACCGCAACGTCCTGGCGAAGTTTCTGCCGCAGCGATACATCCCGGCGTTCGAACAACTGAATACGTCCGTCGACACGGATCTCCCGAACGCCACCGCAGCGGCACAACTGACGGCCGACGAAGCGCGCATTCTCGCAACAATCGCCCGCGCAAACTCCGATGCGGTTCGCCAGCTTTTGGAGGCATTGACGTCGCGAGTGCTGACGGAGCGTGACAGCCGTGCGCAGGTTATGGCCCTCGAGCATCGCGTCGCTGATCTGGAGACGCAGGTCATAGCTTTGCGTCGCGGATCGGATATCGACCAACTACGCCGGCAGATCGCCGACCTTCAATCGTACCAACTCAAGAGGTAATCATGGCATTGACCATCACCCAACTCTTTACGCCGGTCCAGCTGCCGGCAGCTGTTGCAGTTCTGTTCTCGATGCCTACCGCCTCGGCGCAACCCACGTCGGTGCTCAAGAACGGCCGCGTTCGACTGACGAATACTTCGGGCGCAGCGGTTCCCGTAACACTCTATGCAGCCCCGTCTGCGACGGCCTCGGCGGCGGCGAACTGCTGTCTGAGCACGCAGAGCATCCCAGCCAATAGCTACATCGACGTTGATATTCCAACGATGGCGGCCGGCGATACTTTGCGCGGCTTCGCGGGCACGGCGAGCGTGATCACGATGCATGAAATGGGCGGCATGTTGTACTCCTAAATGAATCCTTTCTATCCTGTTTGCAATTTCCGATAGGAACTTTCTATAATCTGTTCACTTGCTGATTTTCTGAGCAATAGCTGAGCCGATCGCGCAGCCAGCGGCGCACCGAGACCCCTTCATGGGAGAACCCGATGCCGCTGCTGGAGCTGCAACCGCTGTCCGATCCCGGCGCAATCGCGCCTCTCTTCCTCGATCCCTACATCGCCCGCGTTGGCCATGACGATCGGCCCGCTGCGCCGATCGAGCACCCGCACGTGCATTACCTCGGCGCGCGTGTCGATGGCGATCTGGTCGGCGCGTTCATGATCATCGAATCGGGCTTCGTCGAGCTGGATGTTCACGCCCTGCTCACCCGTCGCGCGCTCAAGCACTCCCGTGATCTCGGCCGGCTGTGCCTCGCACAAGCCTTCGCCAATCCGGCCATTCAGCGCGTCACCGCATACGTGATCGAAGGCCTGACGGCTGCGCGCAACTACTGCCTGAAGCTGGGGTTCCAGTTTGAGGGTATCCGCCGTGATGCATGTCGTCAGAACGGCCATTTGCTCGGCGTCCACATCCTGGGGATGACCCGCAACGATTGGGAGAATACCTAATGTCCTTCATCGGGAACGCTATCGGAAAATTCGTCGGTGGCATCACTGGCGCCAATCAGGCCGCCGACGCAGCGCAAAGCGCAGCAGGCACACAGGCAGCGGCCGCACAAGCCGGCATCGACGAACAACGCCGACAGTTCGATGCCCTGCAACAGGCGCTTGCGCCCTATTCCAACGCAGGAACTAGTGCTTTGGCAGCGCAGCAGAACCTGCTCGGGCTGAACGGCGCTGGCGCGCAGCAAACCGCAATCAACGGAATCCAGTCGTCGCCTCAGTTCCATGCGCTACAGCAGCAAGGCACGAACGCCATCCTCGCGAACGCATCGGCCACCGGTGGACTGCGTGGCGGGAGCACGCAAGCAGCACTTGCGCAGTTCTCGCCCCAACTGCTCTCCCAACTCATCCAGCAGCAGTACAGCAATCTTGGCGGCCTTACCTCGGTCGGACAGAACGCTGCGGCTGGCGTCGGTAACGCGGGCATGCAGACAGGCTCGAACATAGCCAATCTGCTGCAGCAACAAGGGGCGGCGACGGCCGGCGGCCAGATTGCGCAAGGTAGCACTGCGCGGACGGCATTCGGCGACTTGCTCAAGATCGGCAGCACGATTGCGGGGGCATTCTAATGGGTCCCATTGACTACCTCTCGGCAATGCCGCAGGAAGACTTCTTGCGAGACATCCAGGGCGGGCTCCAACTTGGGAACACGTACCGCCAAACGCAACTGCAGCAACAGCAACAGCAGTTAGCGCAACAGCAGGCGCAGCAATACGCGCAGGACGTTCAGGCCGCAATGGCTAACCCGACGCCGCAAGCATTCTCGGCGCTAGCGCTCCGCTACCCAGCACAGCGCGAAGCCGTGAAACAGGCCTGGGACGGCATGAGCGCTGCCGATCAGAAGAGCGAAGGCGACACAATGGCGCAAGCCTACTCCGCCCTCCTGGCCGGGAATACTGACGCTGCCAAGGGCGTTGTTCAAGCGCAGATCGACGCGCGCAAGAACTCGGGCCTCGACACGTCGCATTACGACAATGCGCTGCAGTTACTCGACTCCGATCCGAAGCAAGCCCAGGCCGCGCTCGGCTTCACTCTCTCGCACATCAGCGACCCGAAGACCTTTGCGCAGACATTCGGCACGCTCTCGGAGACTCCCGGGAAGGTCGCTGATACCGAGGCCACGGTCGCAGGCAAGCAGGCCGACAACGTCGCTAAGAATCTAGGCATCGTCGGGCAGGCTGCCGGTGCTCTCGCGAAGCCAGGCGTAAAGCCCGAGCAGGCAATCACGATGTTCAAGTCGCTGGAGGCCCGCGGCGTCATCCCGAAAGGCGGTGCACAGGACTACATCAACGGTATTCCATCCGACCCTGCAGCGCTGCCCGACTATCTCAAGCAGGTACAGGCCTCGGGCATGAAGGCCGACGACCAGATGAAGTTCACGACGCCGACGGCAGATGCGAAGCTGTCTTCGGACACGCAGATCAAGACCACTGGCATGAACAATGCCACACAGATCGGCGTCCAGAAGATGATCTCCGAACGCGAGAACAGCAGCGGAGACGCGGCCGACTTCACACCCGAAGCCATCGACAATGCGGCCAAGCGCTACAACCTCGACGGAACATTGCCACCGATGGGGATGGGCGCCGCCGCATCCGCAGGCCGTACAAAGATCCTCAACCGCGCCGCCGAACTGGCTGCCGGCGTCGACGGCACCGACCAGCGGCAAAACCAGCTGAACGTGAAACAGCAGCAACGAGTGCTGCAGGACTTCACGTCAGGGAAATCTGCGGCTGCGGTGCGCTCGTTCAACGTCGGGATCTCGCACCTGGACACGCTGGGCAACCTCGCAGATGCACTCGGCAACAAGGATACGCAGGCAGTTAACCGCATCGGCAACTACTTCGCTACGCAAACCGGCAATCCGGCGCCGACCAATTTCAACGCCGCCAAGAAGATCGTTGGCGACGAGATTGTAAAGGCAATCGTCGGCGCCGGCGGCGGCGTGCACGACCGCGAAGAGGCCGCCAAAGTCATCGATGCCGCGAACAGTCCGGCGCAGCTGAAGGGCGCGATCAATACCTATAAGGAACTGATGGTAGGCCAGCTTGGTGGCCTTGAGCGTCAATATCAGCAAGGCTCCAACCGAAATGACTTCGAGCGGTTCCTGTCGCCGCAGGCGCAGACGCTGCGTCGCCAGCACGCTCCCACGCAAAACGCCTCGGCCGGCGCTGATCACCCAGCCGACATCAATGCCCTACTCCAGAAGTACGGGAGCAAGTGATGGCTGACGATCGCGAAAAGCTCTATCAGGCGCTGCGCAACGCAGATGCCGCCGGCGACACTTCGGCCGCGCAGCGCCTCGCTGCGTACATCCAGTCGCTTCCATCTGGCGTACCGAACACCGAGATCGATCCGAGCATCCCGCGTGTCGACGTCACCGGCAACCTTATCCGTGATCCGCAGCCGGCACCGCAGGCGGATCCGTCGATCATGGATCGCATTACTGGCGGCCTCGAAGCGGCTCGTTCTGTCGCAAGCAACGCAGTTCTTGGGACGCTCGGCACGATTGGCGGTACGCTTGGCGGCCTTGCTGGGGCAGTTGTTACTGGCGAGTTCGGTACGCCGACTGGCGCCGCAAAGGTCGAGCAGGCAGCCCAGGACGGCGCGCAGTCTCTAGGGCAGTACGCGTACCAGCCTAAGACGGCGCTAGGGCAGGAATACACGCAGAATGTCGGCGATGCGATGAATGCCGCGCTTCCGGTAACGATGATGCCGGAGTTCACCGCGGCTACCGCCGGCGCGAGGGCCGGGACCAAGGTTGTACGTGAAACCGCCCGCAATACTGCGCCCGCGCTGGATGCCGCTGACGCCGCAGCAGTCGCTACCAAGGGAAAGGGCCTGCGCGATCTCGTGACCGCTCCAGCAGGCTCGCCAGAGGCGCCCGCGGTTGCGCAAATTCGCAAGGTGTCGCCGGCCATCGCTGATCGCGTGCAGCGTACATTGTCGCGCAATGCCGATCCGGCTCCAGATACACCAACGCCGGGCACGAAGCCTAGCGTTGGGGCGGCCGGTACTGACATGGCCGCTCAGCGTCAACAGATCGCGGATCAGGTTGGTATCGATCTTACCCAGGGCCAGGCAACGCGCGATCAGCAGCAACTGCGCTTCGAACAGGAAACCGCCAAGAGTGAGAACGGCAGCGCCTTGCGCGACCGGTATTCCGACCAGAACGAGCAGGTCTTGAAGCATTTCGACAACCTCGTCGACCAGACCGGTAAGCAGTCGTCCGACCTGGCCGGCACCGGCCGCTCTGTCGATGAAGGGCTTCGCTCCGGCCTGGAGTATGACAAGGGCCGCGTGCGCGCTGCGTACAAGGCAGCCGAGAATTCCGCAGAGAGTGCGGCGCCGGTCACGCTCGACACAGCAATTCAGTACCTGAACGATAGCGCGCCGGATGCTGCCGTATCGCCGTTGTTGGCCGCCGCTCGCAAGCATGCGATCAAACTGGGCGCTGCCGTCGAGGATGCTGACGGCAATCTCGTTGCACAGCCTACGACGGTCAAGAACGCCGAACTGCTGCGCCGTGCGATCGGCAATGCAACCGACTATGAACCGACGAACGTCCGCAATTCGGCCGTCTTGAAGGGCGCGATCGACAGTGCGACCGAGCCTGTGATTGGCCCCATGTACCGCAACGCTCGCCGGCTGCGCGAAAACCTCGCGAAGAAGTACGAAGACCGAGGCGTCGTCGCTTCCCTGCTGAACAACAAGAGGGGCATGGCTGATCGCAAAGTAGCTATCGCCGACGTGTTCGACCACTCGATTCTCAATGCAAGCCGCGAAGATGTGTCCGCCGTCCGCCGTGCCCTAACTCATGCGGACAGCGCGCCAACCGAGGTTCGTGCCGCCGGCCAGCAGGCATGGAGAGATCTCCAGGGCGAAACCGTCAATTGGATCAAACAACAGGCATTTGACAACGTCGCTACGGATCAGCGTGGCAACGTGATCCTGTCTCCGGCCAAACTGGACAAAGCGATCAAGAGGCTCGATGCCGACGGGCGCCTAGAAGCGCTCCTCGGCAAAAATGGCGCGCAGCACATGCGCGACGTAAATGACTTAGCAAAGGTCATCTATACGGTCCCTCCTGGCGCTGTGAATACGTCCAACACAGCCAGCGTTCTGCTTGCTGCCCTTACTGAAGCCGGTGCCACTGGCTATATGACGGGAGTTCCTGTCCCGGTCCTTTCAACGATGCGAATGCTCGCCAAGTACGCGAAGAATCGCGCGCTCCAGAAGCGCATCGAGCAAGCCCTGACGCGCAGCCAAGCCATGAACAAAAATCCGTCGCCGGTGCGCCCGGCAGGCGCCACTCTGCACTGATCGAGGACATACATGCTCCCAGTCGAACAACCCTTCAAGACTTACACCGGCCTCGACGGCAAGCCACTGAGTGATGGCGCTGTCTACTTCGGACTGCCATCCCAAGATCCGATAGCGTATCCGGTGACTGTGTATTGGGACTCTGCAGGTACGCAGCCCGCGGCGCAACCCCTGTCGACCCTGAATGGCTACATCGTCAATGACTCGGGCTCGGCCGCAAACGTGTTCTACGACGGCACGTATTCCACGTCAGTCCTCGACTCCAAAGGCCGTCAGGTTTTCTACGCTCAGACCTCTGACAGTTTCAGTGTCGGTACGATCGTCAACGGCCTGTCAAAGCCAGCGGGATCGACCGGTGTCGGCTTCATCCAGTCGGGCGCCGATGCTGTTCAAAGAACAGTGCAGGATGAACTGCGCGAGAGATTCAAGCTTACGCAATTCTTCATTGCAGGCGAAGCAACAGTCGATGCTGCATTTTCGCGCGCCCTGTCAGCGTTTACTCGGCCCGGGATGCTCGAGATCCCGCAAGGCTTCTTCAACCTTGCGACGAAGGTTCAAATCCGGACCGACATCCCCATCAAGATCCGTGGAGCTGGGATGAACTCGACGCTGATTTTCTGTACGAGCTCGACGTCACTCGACACGATGTTTGAGCAGGTCGGTGCAGTATCGGACACGTTTGAAATGTCCGACCTTACGCTGGTCGGCAATGGGAAGGCGCAATGCGGGTATCGATCCGAAAGCGTGATTGCGAGCCTATTCAAGAATCTCGGCATCACAGGCACAACCATCTGCGCACTGCGCACGAATAACGGCTACAGCAACACGTTCGACAACGTGAAGCTCTACAGCAACACCGGCGGCGGGTTGCAGTGCACGGGGCAGAACAACAACAACGTCAACATCCTGCGATCGCAGATTTACGCCAATGGTGGCATTGGCGCGGAGTTAGGGAACGGCTACAGCGTAACGATCTCCGGTACCGATATCGAAACGAATGCCGTTGCAGGCGTGATGGCCTACGACATCAAGGTGCTGACGATTCGCGACAGCTACGTCGAGCGTAATGGTGCGACTGGCTATGCCTACTCGACCGTTGATGGTTCGCCTGAAAATCTGACTGTGCATGCGGACTTTCATCTGCTGTCGGGGGGTAAAACCATCGGCGGCACGCGCAGCACCGCGGTGACTCAATGCTCGATCAACAATGTCCAGTTTACTCCTTACGGAACTGGCGATGTGCCCACCGCTGGTTTGTCAATCGATAGCCCGGTTTTCGCTACGATCGTGGACGGGCTGACGGTAACGAACTGCGAAGTGCTCGACCCGACGAAGATCAAACAGATGGTCTCGTTCTACAACAACAATGCAAGGTCGTCGGCATATCAATGCGTCATCGATGGCAACACGATCAACACGATCGGCTTCCTAGGGACCGGCAATACGTCTTTTGCCTTCAACACCCTGCACAACATCGACACGCCACTTGCGCAATCGCCGCATAACTACGCATCGCAGGATCTGTCGAAATATGTGGCTTTGTCCGGCTCAACCGGCTCATTTCGCCGCGCCGCGAACGACTATCAGGGCTATCCGGTCTATGCGCTTGCCGCCGGCGACTTTCAATACGGTTATGACATCGATTTGACAGCCAACCCGGAACTCAAAGGGAAGCTTGTTTGGTTCGGGGTTTGGTACAACGTCGCCGATAACGGGAGCACTGTCCAGCTAACGATTGGCGGAAATTCTGACAGCGATGGCAGCGTGTTTGATGCGGCGATGGCTGGCGGCGTCTACGTATTCAAAAGCGTCTGTAAAAACGTTTTGCCTGGCGATACGAGTTTGTTCATATCCCTTAAGCGAACCGGCTCCGGCACCGGGCCGGTATTGATCTGCAACCCGATCGTCAGCATTGGCGGTTTTGGTGCCAATCGATATCCAATCCCGAATATACAGCCAGTGTGGCGCGCAGGTGCGGCGCCTACATCGGGCACGTGGAAATTGGGCGATCGCGTCCTCAATGTATCCCCCGCTGTTGGCCAGCCAAAAGCATGGGTTTGCACCGCCGCAGGCACGCCAGGAACTTGGGTCTCTGAAGGCAACCTCTAACCTCAAAAGGAACAACAATGGCGCTCAGCCTGAATACGTCCATCGACACCGTCGACGTCACCGTCCCAAACGCCTACGTCCGAATCGAGCAGGTGCAATGCAATCGCTTCGAAACGGGCATGGGTGTGGTTGCTCGGTTCTATCAGTCCAATCCTGGCTTCCCGCCGAACATCCCGGCATTCAAGGAAGTTAGCTTCCGTGTGCCGCTCGATCTGAATGGCGGTAACCCATACAAGCAGGCCTACATCGGAGCCAAGGCGCTACCAATGTTCGCCGGTGCAGCCGATTGCTAAACCACCCGCGCGCGAGCGCCTTTAACACATGAAAGTCCAAAACATGAGCGAACCCATCTCCACCGGCGCCGCCGGCATCGCTGGCTGGAAGATCCTGGGCGGCCTTGCCGGCACCGGCATCGGCGCAGGCCTGGCCGCGTACATCGTCATGTCTATGACGAAGCCGAAGACCGATCAGGAGTGGCACGTTGCCCTGATCTGTACCCTGACTGGCTCCATTGGCGGCGGTGCTGCGTTGATCAGCTGGCTCGGCCTGCAGCGCTGGGCGAACGACGTGTTCGGCCTTGTCGGAATGTTCGGCATCGCGTTCGCATGCGGCCTGCCGTCCTGGCTTATCGTGCGCGCCCTCTTCGCGTATATCGAAAAGAAGCGCGACGCCGACATCACCGAGATCATCGCGGATGGTGCGCAGGCGGTAAAAGCCATCAAGGATGCAGTCTGATGGATACCGCAGACATGAAGGCTTCCGGCGTTTGCCGCGCGCTGATCCGTCAGTTCGAAGGTTGCTACCTGCAGGCATATCGAGACTCGGCGGGCATCCCTACGATCGGCGTGGGCCACACGCGCGGCGTCAAGATGGGCGACCGGTGCTCGCAACAGCAGGCCGACATCTGGCTTTCGCAAGATCTGGAAGACGCAGAGGCCGCGGTCGCCATGCTCGTACGCGCGCCGCTGACGCAAGAGCAGTTCGATGCGCTCGTGTCGTTCACGTTCAATTTGGGCGAGCGACGCCTCGCTGAGTCGACGATGCTTATCCTGATCAACAAGGGAAGCATGAAGGCAGCAGCAGAGCAGTTCGACCGCTGGGTGTACGCAGGCAAGGAAAAGCTGCCCGGGCTGGTCAAGCGCCGCGCCGCGGAGAAAGCCCTTTTCCTCGATGGCTTGCGGGAGGCAGCATGACCGCCCTCGATCGCTGGTTCATCGGCATGATCATCACGGCCGGCCTCCTCATCGGCGGCTGGGTTGGCGTGCTGGCCTACGGCGCGCATCAGTACCACACTGGCCATGCTGCCGGTTACGCCGCGGCCGTTGATGCCGGCAGGGCCCAGCACGACCGCGACGCCGCAGCCGCTGCCAAGACCGAATCCGACCTGCGCCAGGCGCTAGCCGAAAAAGATACCCAAGCCCACCAAAAGGAAATCGAACATGCCCAAGCTCTCGCAGATGCTCAGCGTCGTGTGCGCACTGGCGTTGACCGCCTGCGCTGCCCCGCAGCCAGTCCCGTACAGCCCAGCGCCGCGCCCGCAACTGGACCCGCTTCCGCCGCGCCTGCAACTGACGGAGCAGGACCGGACCTTATGCCGGAAGCTGCTTCAGACATTCTCGGCTACGGAGCAGCAATTGCAGGCCTCGTGTCACGATACTCCGAGGTCGCCGAGCGGTACGACACCTGCCGTGCAGTGAACGCGAAATGACCGACTATCACGTCATCACAACCGAGGTGGCCGAGCTGGTGATGCAGGTGATCGACGGCGAGCTCGTCATCGTGCCGCCTGAAGGGCCAGAACTGGCCCCTAAAGACGCTCCAGACTTTACTGAAATACAGCTGTAAGTCATTGTTTTTCGAGGTTGCATACAGTGGTTTTTGGTTGCTCTGAAAAACGCCAAAAACCACCGTAAGTATCTGACTTCATAGGGTAATTGATGAGTTAGCGTTGGATACCGTTACGATATAGTTGCTATTGCGCCGAATGCAGTGCCCATGCGGGTTTCAACGAGTTCTACAGAAATCCGTAGAATATTTTACTAAAATCAAGCTGCCCTTACGATCTTCCACTCGCCGCGAAGATCATCATATTTCGCCGTCGTCGCCGCGTTTTTATGCCCCAGGATCATCTGTGCGAACTCGGCGCCCTGCTCTTCGCGGTACAAACGTTCCGCCAAGCTCCTGATCTCGTGGAAAGTCACCGGCGTACGGCCAGCCTGTGGTTTGATCCCAGCCGCTTCTCGTGCTGAGATAAATGCCTGACCTAGACCATTTCCGAGAACCCGATATCCCGGCTTTACATTTCCTATATGCCGCACGTGGTGTACAAGGAAGTTGCTAGCGATAGAGTCCCGGCAGGTTTTCACAACGTCTTCGATCGACATGCCGAGCTTTTCGAGACGGATTGATCCGTCGAGTGCAAGCCTCGTCTTGCCCCCACTCTTGCCCTGGGCAACATAAAGCCGACCATCCCGCCAGTCTGAGAATTTCATGGACAGGATGTCTTCCCGTCTCTGCCCGGTCAGCAGAGCGATATTCATCGCGTTACGCAACCATACAGGTCCAGCTTCGCGAATCGCCAAAAATTGCTCAAAACTCATTCGCTCGCGCGCTATCACCACTTTTGGCGCTTTGGTTGCTTCTACTGGGCTAGTTCCTTTCTTGATCAGGCCTTGTGTTTCTGCCCATCGGAAGATGTCCTTCAGCCGAGCACGCATCATCGTCGCGGCCGTAGCGCCATGAGCTTCCTTGTAGTCCTTCAGGTATGTCGCGATCGCCTCGGTTTCGATATCTGCTATTCGCCGTTTTGCAAAATCAGCCTTTTCCAACCGTCGCCAGTACACTGCATAGTTGATCAATGTGTTCTCGGCCGGATTTGCCTCGGCGGCCCACAATTCCTTATAGACCGGAAGCCATCCTTCTAGCGTGTATTCTGTCCTCCCCATCACCCAATCAACAATCGATGAAGGCTCGCGCGTTGCGAGTGCCGCATTCGCCTTCCGTGCCTCTTGGAATGCATGCGCTCGATCACGGCCCAAGCCCATTTGCTTCTTCGTCTGCGGGTTCTTGTAATAGAAGTAGCCAGCCGGGTTCTGGTACAGATTCGGCGGGAAACTACGGTTCTTTGCTAATCGCTTTCTTCCCATCTCAGTCGTTCACGTAGCGCGCATCGCGCTTGACTCGCCACAGGCGGCCGATTTTCTCGGGTTGCGGCTGGATCCGTCCATCGTGTACCCAGCGCAGTAACGTATTCGTGTGCGGAACCTTCGAGAACATGGACTCGGCCCACTCATGCAATGTGATGTACCGCGGCTGAATTGCTGGTTTTGTGCTTGCCATCTTCATCCCCTATTCCATCCCGCCATCCAGATACCGCCGCCGCTCCACCGTCGGGACCGCCTCGCCAACGCCTGGGCGGACAACTCCAGGCACCGCCGGCTGCGCTCCCACGCGCCGCTCATAGTTCGGCCGGCGCCGGTCATTGGTTGGGCTGCTGAAGTACGACGACACGCCGCGTCGTCGGTCTGCTTTACGTTCGATCATCCTTCACTCCTTTCTCAGTAGCTGGCCAGGTGCATTGGCTCAACGAATGGTGCCCACCGCATCGCGTACACTCAACGTGGGGCGTCACCGACATCTCCCACATCAGCCGCCAGATAGTCATCATCCACATGATTGCTCCTTGGTGGGAGAAGGAGCGGCGGCGAGCGCGGCGTCGTAGATATCCGCGCCGTCCTGCCGCTGCATATCTGCAGCCCACATGCCGCTTGCCACAAGTTGCTCATCGACTGTGCGTTCGATCGCGCAGATGATCTCGTTGGTCGGCACCTCGGGCACGAGCTTCCATCCATCCGGCACAGCCATGCGAGCGCCCCATGCGTCGATGTGGGCGATGAGGGCGCGCCGAGCACGCTTGACATTGCCCTTGTCATCACCGAAGCGATCGGCTCCCTCGACCTCCGCCGCGAATGCGTAGAGCAGCTCGTCAAAATCCTCGCTCTCGACGCTGGCCTGCTGTTTCAGTTCATCCGACATCGTCCTCTCCTTTCTGGGATGCTTGCTGCGGTGCGCTGGGAAGAGGCATCCAGTGCGTGATATCCTCGAACTCGTGGTCATCCCAGCCGGGACCGATCGGCACCGTGGCCGAACTCCAACTGACGGGGCTTTCGTGCCGCTCCATCCAGCGCTCGACCGCCACGTGATCCCCAGCCCAGGCCAGTACTACGTCGCCATCCGGCGGTAGGCGATCGGTCACGCTGACCCACTCTCCTATCCCCACGTTAGGGGCGCTCTGGAGAGCAAGCTGAGCGCGGAGGGCGGCGATTTCGTACCCAGCGGCGTCAAGCGCCGTCTGTGCGCGGTCGCCGCGATCCATCCAGTAATGCACTTGGCTTACCAGCTTGGCGTATCGCTCATCACCTGCACCGATAGCCGCAACTGCCTCGCGCTGTGCCTGGCGGACCTGCTCGGCGGTGTAGACATCGCATAGCGGTTTTCCGGATGCGTTCGCCGTCGACAACCCGGTCCAATAATTGCCCGTGTAAAGCGTGCCAATTTTCTCGGGGAGAGGCGGCAGGCCGTCCTCGCCCACGGCAGGTGAGCGGCGCTGATTCCAGATCAGAAGCGGCCCCGTGCATTTGCACGCGCGGCAGCGGGCCGTGTCCTTCGCCGGGTTGTTGCTGTCGCGGCAGATCTGGACCTGATCGGTATGGCACAGCGGGCACGGCGCAGCGCGCTCGGCTTGGTTGTGGTCGTTGGTCATGGTGCCACCTTAAAATTTTCATCGTTGAACTCGTGGACCCAGCGGCAAGCCGATTCGATCTTGGCGGCGCGGATGTCGTTTGCCGGCGCGCGTTCCTCGGTCAGCGGTTGGACGTACAGCCAGGGTCCGGCCAGGTCGCTGAACAGCACGCGCGGCTCGCTTCGCACTGCTTCCCAGCGCTCGCCGTGCTGCTTGACGATTTGCTTGGCGCGCTTCGTCAGCGGGATTAGTGAGACGATCCTCATTCCTTCCCTCCAGTGTTGTGAGATGCAGCCTGGGCTGCGCGGGCCTGCTCGGCGATCACGGCCTTGACCGCTTCGCGCATCGGCCCGGCGGTGTTTTCGAGCGCCGCTTCCGGCCCTTGGTCCTTGACCATCATTTCTGCGAACCAGCAGTTCAGACCAGGTCCGGACAGCTTCACAGTTTTGCCAGTGCGCTTCATGCTGCACCGTCCTGACCTGCCGTACCCTTGGCAGCGCGTCCGATTTCAGCAGCAGCGCGTACGATGGCGCGGCGGGTAGCGGCGAGCGGGTCGGTTATGTCAAGCGATGGATCTCCGCAGTTCGCATCGACGCCGCGTTGTCGGTCCTGCGACTGTGCAAACGCGCGATAGTTTCCGTGAGGCGTGGAGACCGAGAGGCGAAGCTTCACAGCCAGGCGCAGGGCGTCGCCGTCGTCGGTGAGCGGGTTCCAGTACGTCCACATTGCCGCCATCAACACGCCGTGCGGCATCGGCAGCCGCGGCCCCATGTAGAAGCCATGTCCTTCGCGCTCGGCATAGTCGAAGTCCAGAGGCCCGACACCAGCAGCTTTCGCCGCCAGTTCCAACAGTTCGCGCTCGCTCATTTCGCCTCCTGTGTCTTGGCGTCATCCGGATAGCGGTAAAGCACCGTTGCGCGCGGATCGTCACTGCTCGTCGCAACCCATGCGTTGACCTCGTAGATGAACCAGCCCGCTCGAACCATGCCGCGCTTGTTCTGTGGCGCATCCTTTTCCGCAGATGGGGAAGGAGCGGCGGCAACCATCGCGCGGTAGCTGGCGTTGTACATGTGTGCGCCGGGCGTATCGTGACCAGCCTGTGACATTTCTGGCGTGGGCTCGATGGGAACCAGTTTATGGCCGGCATGCGCTCCGGCCTGCTGGGCGACGGCGGCGCGGATTACCTCAACCGGGTTGTAGCCCAACTCGTGGAAGCCATGCTCATAAGCAAAACCGACAAGCGCTTCGATATGCATCAGTGCTTCCGCCAGAGGTTGGCAGACAGCGCCCGCAGCTTGTCCGGTAAGCGCGGGAGGTTGGGTGGTGGCTAGTTCGCTCCCCGTGGCGGCGCTGTGGTTTTCAGCGGCGACGAACGTTGCGTCGATCAGGTTGCATTCATGGCGGTCCATCGCGCGGATAAGGCGGTCTGTTTCGTCGCACAGCAGCCATCCGCTAGAACAATCGGTGCGCGGCTCGTGGCGAGCCCAAAGGCCACCGCCTAACGAGAAGCCTTTAATTTTCTCAGGCGCATTGTGCACCACCGCGATCATGCTGCAATCTCGCGGAATGCTGCACGGTTTTTTCAATCGGTCTTCGCCGCATGCTCCGCAGATCAGCGAACGCGATACCGGGGCGGACTGATCGCCAGAGTTTGTGCATGCCGACGAATCAGCAATGGCGCGCAACATCTGCTCGACGTTGCTGAACTGATCGGCGTCAAGCATCCACTTTAGCCGCTCGGTCAGCCTGCGAACTGCGTCCGACATCGGCAGACCTTCCGCCCCGGCAGCGGCTGTTCCGTCGCTCCCGCTGGCCTTGCGGGCAAGCTCGATCAGCTGGAGCACCGTTTCCGGATTCGCGGCGGCGATGAATTCCGCGTCCTTCATGCCCGGCATGTGGTCCTCGTCGATCAAGGGATAC